TTAGAAAAAAGAGAGTTTTGAATCTAACATTTCATCTTCTTGCGATTTCATCTCATCAAGTAAGTGGCTATATACTCGCCATGTAATTTCTATGTTTGCATGACCCAATCTCTTACTAACATATTGTATACTAAAACCATGACCTAATAACATTGAAGCGTGTGTGTGTCTTAGAGAGTGAAGTCCATAATCGCTTTTCAATTCGTTTTTGGCCAATATGTTTCTCATTGCAGTTGTTACTGCTTTGTTAGTAATGAGTGAAATACCAGTATTAAATATATAACCGTCTTTATGGAGTGGTTTAGAACTTATCACATCCATGATATGTTTCATATCTTTAGAAGTAATCGCTACATGACGGTCGGCTGATTTAGTCTTAGTTCCTCGCAAGTGGATAGTATTTTGGCTTTTATTTATATCCACTCTTTTGAGTTTCTGAACTTCACTAAATCTAGCACCAGTTGCTATAAGTATATAAATTGCAAGATAAGATAAATGTGATTTAGTAGATGCGGTTTGTTTCAATAACTGGTAGTCTTTTAAAGATAAGTACTTTTGTTTTTCACTCATTGCTGCTTTTTTCTCATAGATTGGCGCATTCCAAGTTGGATCTTTATAAATAAGTCTTTCATTTAATGCGTCTTTAAAAGCTTGAGAAAAGCAATTGTTTAATTTTTTTACACTTTCTTTGGTTCTTCCTTCTTTACGACCACCTAAAAACATACCTTCAGCATATTCTTTGAGCATTTCTCTGTAACCTAATTGGCTGACATCTTTAATGAGAATAGAACCAAACTTTTCTTCAAACACATTTAAAGCACTATAATATCTATTTAGTGTGGATTGAGATACTCTATCTACTTTATTTACTTTAATCCATCTTTCAAAGTATTCTATAAAGGTTATATCGTTTGCTAATTGACCGCCTTTACTTAGATCAATGTACAACTCTCTTTCAGCTTGTATAGCGTCTTTTTTAGTTCTAAAACCTCTTTTTCTGTATCGTTTTCCTTCATATTGGAAATCATAAGTCCAAGTGCCTTTAATCTTTTTAACAGACATAAAATCCATCCTTTCTATAATATTTCCGTTTTAGTTATGGGGTTTCACCTCCTTCAAAGAACATATGTTCGGTTTAATGATTAAAAAATAATAAGGGTAGACGGACTACCCGTTTTTTATTATTGGGATGGTAAAAATTCTTTGAATCTAATATTAATATTGTCAAAGCCAGTATAAGTTGGATAACTTAATTTGAAAATTGAGTCAACGAAATCGTCATCTATTTGTTTTAGTTCTTCTAAAATATTGTCTGTGACATCTTCAGTTTGTTTTTCTTTATTCAAAACGTGTATTACTATAGGGAGCCATTCGCAAATTTTTTTGAAAGCTAATGAATCACCTGTGGCTAATTCATAAAATTTATCAATAGAAATTCTGCGTATTTTGTTATGATCGTAATTCTTGCCGTCGACTTTACACTTCCAATTTATGTTTTGGCTTTTTTTAGCAATGATTTCTACTAGATAACATGTCGCATTAGAATCTTCTAAAAGTTTTTGTTGTAATTTCATATAAGTTTTTTGGCTACTAGCAGAGTTCATTGTATTGTGCTTGTTTTTCATTTCTGCAAATAAACTTCTTTCGTGATTTTCTATATCAAACCCAGACTTCGGAACAAACCAACCATCTATATAATTGAATAAATTTTGATGAAAGTATCCTATATCATTATTAATACTTTTATCTACTTGTCTATATATTTCGGCATCTATTAACTCGTTGCTATCAAATCCATTTGTAAAAGAATCAAAAATCATTTTTGTTGGGTCGATTATACTCTTATTCAATTGAGATAAATTTTTAATGTTTTGTTTTCTATACATATTATTTAAGGTTTCATCAACGTGTTTGAAATAATCATCGCAAGAAATAAAATCAACATCCCATGACTTCTGTATTTCTTCTCGAAGCATTGTTAACATCTCCTTTGCTTAAATATTCTTTGGCACTTATGCCGACATGATACGCTAAATTAACAGGTACAGCATTTCCAATTTGCTTGTATATGTTATTTGTTGAACCTACAAAAGTAAAAGAATCCGGAAAAGATTGTATTCTTGCATATTCTCTAGTAGTAAATGGACGAGTTTCATCTGGATGGCATCTTTCAGTTTGTTTTTGTTGAGGGGAAGTAGTAAGTGTCAATGAAGGTTCATCCCAGCTCATTCTTCTGGCCATACCAGTTTTACCTCCACCTAAATAATAACTTTTTCCCATATATTCTTTTGCAATGTCATCTGGCAAATCTCTCCAGTAACCACCTGGTGGAACTAAATCTAACACTTTTCTTTTTGACTCTGGATATACGCTACCCGGGCTATCAGGTACATTTTTAAGCACATCTTTCAGTGTTAAAAATTTATCTATTTTTTTAGGGAAGTCATATTCACCATTATTGTTATAGACATCTTTTCTGACACCTACAATAAAAATACGTTCTCTTTTTTGGGCAACTTCGTAATCTATTGCTTTCAATAATTTCCAATCAACATGATAATCTAATTTTTTAAATATATTTAAAATTGTTTTTAAAGTATTACCATTGTCGTGATTTATTAGCCCTCTCACATTTTCAAAAACAAACATCTTAGGACGGAAATATTTGACAAATCGGGCATAATCGTAAAAAAGAGTGCCTCTCGCATCTTCAATTCCTTTTCTTAGACCAGCATAACTAAAGCTTTGACAAGGCGCACCACCAGAAATTAGATCAATTTCTTCAGTTATATTTAAATCCTCTGGATTTAGTTTAGTAATGTCTGACTCCCATACCGAATCCGATTTGAAGTTCTCTCTTAAAGTAGCAGATGCATATTTATCAATTTCAATTAAAGCTTTGTGTTTAAAACCGGCCTTTTCAAGTCCTAATGCTAAACCGCCAGCTCCAGCAAATAGTTCTATTGAATTCATCGTTTCTCACCTCGCAATCTTTATATTATATCGAATTTTAAATAGAATTTATATTAATGCGTCACCATAACACTATTCAACTCTATACAACTTATACACCCTCAACGGCTCAAACGTAATAGCGTAATTGCCGTAGTGAGTTCCAATACCATATTTTTGTTTATAATGTCCCAGTATCTCTATTATGTACTTTTCACTTAATTGAACATAATCAGCTAGTTCATATAAGCTACTTACACCATAGTTATGTGCCTCCACAATAATACGTAGGGGAAGTGCTGCCTCGTATCCATGACGTCTTGCGTAGTTTTCAAATTTGCGATTTATGTCTTTAGATTGATCTAAGATATTCCCATATGTAAGTTTGTGATGTGCTAGTTCTTCATATAAGACTTCAGCTTTGCGTGTTTCGGATAGGTTGCGTTTAATTAGAATTAAATCGCCTAACCATAAACCGTGTAAGTCATTAGGCATAACATCTGTTTCTCTGACTTCTATATAGTCATGCTCTATTAACATTTTTTCATATAACCCCATAAAAACACCCTTTATTTACGTTTACTTCTTATAAAATCAGCATAATCTAAAACTCGTTGCCATTCGTCATCAGTTAATTCGCCTTCAAGGTGAGCTGCACGATGTTGTGGTTGTTCATCACTTTCATCTATCCAACCCATCAAAAATGCAGGGTTAACATTTAATGCCGTAGCTATGCTTTCGATAGTATCGTTTTTAAGATTTTTGATATTTCCACTTTCATAACGTTGTACAGTAGCTTCAGTTTTACTAATTTTTCTTCCTAGTTCAGCTAAAGTCATACCTTGTTTTTCTCTTGATTGTTTCATTCTTTTTGAAAAGCACATCGTAATACAACTCCTTTTACTTGATAACTATATTATAAGGAAAACTTTCGGCATTTGCAATATTTTTCTTAAAAACTTTCGTAAAATGCTTGACCTATTTTGTACAGCCATGATAAGATTACTTACGTAATACGAAAGGTGGTGAAACGAAATGCCTATCGACACTAAACTTTTAAAATCAAAAATGGCTTTAAAAGGACACAACATCAAAACTCTTTCTGAAGAAATAGGTGTTAATAGAGATACGTTGTCCAATATGATACATGGAAGAACTAAACCTTCATATCCGGTAATAAATGGAATTTATTTCGCGTTAGATTTAACACCACAAGAAGGAAGAGATATTTTTTTTAACAAAGACTTACGTAAAAAGAAAGTTTTAACTTAAAGGAGGACAACAAATGCAAGTATTACAAAAAATACAAATTGAAAATAATTCAGAATTAGGGGCAGTCGTTTCTAGTCGAGTAGTAGCAGAGGAACTAAACAAAAATCATCAACATGTTTTAAGAGATTTAGAAACTATAAAATCTCACAGTCCAAATTTGGACAGTGAAATTATTGATAGTGAATTTACGAATACTAGGGGACGCAAGTATCGAGAATTCCTACTAACTAAAGACGGTTTCACTTTATACATGTTCAACATTCAAGGTCACAACGATTTCAAAATGGCTTACATTAATAAATTTAACGAAATGGAACGTCAAATCGCACAACCTATCGCAAGTTACATGATTGAGGACCCAGTCAAACGTGCTGAACTTTGGATAGAAGAACAAAAAGAGAAACAACAGCTACAACTTGAAAACAACATGCAAAAACAAAAGATTGCCGAGTACGAACCTAAAGCATCTTATCTAGACACAATCTTAAATAATAAAAGTTTGGTTACAGTCGGTCAGATTGCTAAAGATTACGGAATGTCGGCTCAAGCATTAAACAAGTTACTGCATGAACTGAAAGTTCAATATAAACAATCTGGTCAGTGGTTACTATATTCAAACATTCAAGATAAAGGTTATACACATTCATCAACTACTGAGATTGAACATAAAGATGGTAGTACATCAGTTCGCATGAATACTAAATGGACGCAGAAAGGTAGATTGTTCATTTACGAATTACTAAAAGATAACGACATTCTACCCACAATCGAACAAACAACTTAAAGGAGGCAAAACCATGCTACAGAAACTAAAAATAGCTAAAGAAAAAAGCAAATTAAAACTTAATTTATTAAAACATGCAAACAGTAACTTAGAAACAAGAAACAACCCTGAACTGTTGCGAGCAGTTGCAGAGTTGCTTAAAGAAATTAGTCGATGAATTCGATATAAGAAATTCCAGCACTTACAGTACTAACTGTTCTATCACCAACAAAAGTATAACGTTTACCTGAAGAAAATACTTTTGAAGATACATCTTCTTTAGAAACTTTAGTATTACCACTATTAGAACTCATAAGAAGATATTGGAAATTCTCGACGATTGATTCATCTCCGGAAGAATATTTTATAAAAGCTTTCATTAAATCCACCTCCCTTCATTAAGGGATAACAACATTATACACGAAAGGAGTGTTAATAAATGGAACAAACAATAACAGTCACATTACCCGACACTCATGTTCTTATACCTAAAGTTGAATTTGAAAAATTGGTAAGTAATTCATTACCTGCATTTTGGACTATGGAAGATCTAATCAAAGAATCGAAGTTGAGTAGGTACAAAATAAAAAAAAGAATATTAGAAGTTTCTAGATTTAATAAATATCTCAAAGAAAATGATATTTGGTTTGAAGGTCAAGGTGGTAGTTCATCTCATTACTTCGACGCTGAATTAATGTGGAAATTCTTAAAAGATTATAAGAAAGAGATTTATAAGGGGGTGAAGAAATGACTAATGAAGACAAAACAATCTTAATAGCAGGAATGATGTTCAACGTAACATTCTTCTTATCAATGATGATGAGCGTATTCATCACTAATGCAGTAGCGATTGCAATAGTTGCGTCAACAGTAACGTATCTATTTTTTGACAAATTATTTTACGCACAAAAAAAGACTGGAAGTCGCTGCAACGACTAACAGTCAAACATTTAAGAAAAAATTCATCTTAATCATATAACGGGAGGCACATATATGCAAGAGGTAACACTATCTTTAAAAGAATATAACAACTTGCTTAAAGACAGTAGAGATTTAATGTTAATTAGTTTGGAAAACAAACATCTAAAAAGACAACTAGATACTGCTAACGAGCATATCAATGATTTAAACGACAACATCAATTTATATATAAGCCTATATCAAAGTGCAGATGCTAGAGCAGACAGAGCAGACAAGAGACTGGAGGAGTATGTGAATGCAAGAGCCAATATCAAATTGTGAAGTAGAGTATCGCATTAAAGATAATCACTTTGGACGTTGGATCACTAATAAACCTACTGCTCAAGAATATGCTAATTACAATGCTTTAAGACGTAATGCTCGTAAATTCGATGGTTTGCAAGATATAGACATTGACTGGGATAAACACTTGATTGAAGTATCAACAATCGAAACAAAAGAAACACGTAAAGTATACAATTTTGAGGATTTGGAGGAAGTAAACGATGGCTGAACAACCTAACTTCTCAGACAAGTTTAGAGAATTAAACAGTAGAGATGTGAGCGCACATGTTGAGAAAAAACAAAACTTAAATTACTTATCGTGGGCGTATGTACAACAAGAATTAACTAAAGAAGATCCGAATTATACAGAAAGAGTAATCGAATTCCCTTATCCAGATAGCACAAATGAAAACTTTTTTGTTCCCTATCTCAAAACCAACGAAGGTTACATGGTGTGCGTCGAATTAACAGTATTCGGAGTAACTAAACGTGAATGGCTACCAGTATTAGATTTTAGAAACAAACCAGTAACCGTAGGAAGTGCTACTGCAATATTTGATATTAACAAAGCAACTAAGCGATGCATGGTTAAATGTGCAGCTAAATTCGGGCTAGGCAACTATTTATATTTAGGCGAAGAAACGCCAAGTGGAAGCGATGACGATATAACAATTTTAGAGGAACGTATAAATGAATTTGTAAATTTAGCAAATGAAAAAGGCGGAGACTCATCAGTAGAAAAAACAAAACGATGGTTAAAAATTTCTGACATAAACGATTTGAGCAAAAAGCAAATAGCTGAAGCACATAACAAATTAGACGACATAACTAAAGAATTAGATAAGGAGAATGACAAATGATAAACAGAGTAGTTTTAGTAGGTAGATTAACGAAAGATCCAAACTTTAATGAAGGTAATGTAGCGAATGCAAGATTTACATTAGCAGTAAATAGACCGTATAAAAATAAAAATGGCGAACAAGAGGCTGATTTTATAAACGTAGTAGCTTTCAGACGACAAGCAGAAAACGTAAATAATTATCTATCAAAAGGACAAATTGCTGGAGTAGACGGTCGTATTCAGACACGTAGCTATGAAAAAGACGGCCAACGTGTATATGTAACGGAAGTCGTGGCTGACAGCGTTCAATTTTTAGAACCAAAGAATAACAATCAACAAAACAACCAACCTCAACAGCAACGAGGACAAGCACCAGCAGGCAATAACCCGTTTGGTAATAACAACGCAGATATAGATGATGATGATCTACCGTTCTAGGACTGATTTAGATGCCAATTATTAAAAATTACATTACTCAAGATGACGGTACGACTACCGTTGTCATTGAGGGTGTAGATATAGACAACAAAACATCGTTATTACTAGATAACGGACTAGAAGTTGAATGCGAAGTTAAAGCTATTGATCCATTCCTAATCACTGATAAGCAGCGACGAAAAGTGTTTGCTCTATGTAACGACATAGAGGGTTATACAGGGCAACCCCGAGAATACATGAGGGAAATGTTCCAAGATTATATAACGTTTCTAAATGGCTATGATGAACGCTTGTCATTAAGTAATTGTTCAAGAGGACAAGCTAGAGAATTGATCGAAGTCATTCTCGACTGGGTGTTTCATAACAATATCCCACTCAACTATAAAACAAGCGACTTACTTAAAAATGATAAAGCATTTCTATATTGGTCAACAGTTAATCGTAACTGCATTATCTGCGGAAAACCACATTCTGACTTAGCGCATAGATATGCAGTAGGTAAAGGGCGCAATCGTAACAAGATAAATCATGTAGGCAATCAAGTATTAGCACTATGTCGTTCTCATCATTCGGAACAGCACCAGATAGGAATGGACACATTTAATCAAAAGTATCACTTAACAGATAGCTGGGTTGATGCGGACGATCGACTAAATAAGATGTTGAAAGGAGAGAAAAGAAATGGCGATCTTTAGAGTCTATAAAGAGTCGGGTAATTTTGTGACAGTTAATAAAGATTTTATACATGACCCTAATTTAAGTTGGAAAGCTAAAGGTATACTACTTTATTTGTTAAGCAGACCAGATGACTGGCAAATATATGAAACCGAATTAAAAAAGCACGCTTGCGACGGTAGAGATAGCTTGCGGACTGGTATTAAAGAGTTGGAAAAAGTAGGTTACATTCAACGTAAAAGAATTAGAGATGATAAAGGTCATTTCAGAGAGTATGAATATCGGGTTTTCGAACAACCTAACCACATTGGATATTCCCACTTGGGAAAACCCCAGTTGGGAAATTCCCACTCAGGGAAACCCGACACTACTAATAATAATATAACTAATAATGATTTAACTAATAATAATATAACTAATAATGTGACAGACGACACGTCACAAATTTTCCAATTGGTTAGTAAAGAATTAGAAATGATGCAAAGTCCTTTAAAAGTACAGGAGTTAGAAGATGAACTCAATCTTATTAAAGGAAACAAGCTAGAAATAACAGGAGTAGCAATTAACTACTGTAAACAAAATAAGAAAGGTATTAACTACCTAATCAAAGTATTAAGAAATTGGAATAACGAAGGTGTAGATACCAAAGAGAAAGCACTAGCTAAAGTAACGCCTAAGAAAAAGAAAACTAATGAAACCGACGATTTAATTGCAGCGATGGAACAAGAATTAGGTGATGAGTAATGAGTATGACTAAGAAAGAAGCGTTACAAATCATCAAAAAAATTAGGAACATCTATAATTTAGAGTTCGATAAACCAAAGTTAGAAACATGGATAGAAGTTCTTAGCGAAAATGGTGATTACGAACCAACACTAAAAACATTAAACAACTATATTAATTCCGGCAATTCATATCCACCTAACTTACCTAAAATCATGAGAAAAGCACCTAAGAAAATGGAATATGAAGAGGCGCCAGATGATGTAAAAGAGCATCGTTGGAAAATGAAAAACGACCCTGAATATGTAGCTGCACGAAAAAAGATACTTGATGACTTCGCAGAACAGCTTAGAAAGTTCGAGGTGAACAACCATGAATGAACGCAGAGATGTTGAAAGTACGATTATTTCAAGTTTGCTAAAAAAACCTGAACTTATCGAAAAGTTGCGTGTTAGACCTTATATGTTCTATTACGACGATTTCAGAGTGTTTATGGAATATGTGTTTGAAGTCGGTAAGGTAGATCATCAAGAAATATTCTTAGAAACATCGAAGAACAAAAACTTCTTAAACTTCGACACGATACAAAAACTATATAATTCCGATTTTATTGGTTATGGCATATTTGAGCGCTATCAGCAAAATTTATTGGAAGCCTATCAAATATCACAGGCGAATGAAGTAATCAATGAATTTAACCAATCGCCTAATATGCAATCGTTTGAAGTAATGCTTACTGACTTAAACCAAGTATCACTGATTAGTGCGACAGATGAAACAAGTACAAAACAAATTGTAGATGAGTTTGTAGAAGAGTTGTATAGCGATGAACCTAAGAAAGTGATTAAGACAGGTTTTCCGTTAATGGACTATAAAATAGGCGGTTTAGAGCCAACACAGCTCATTGTAATTGCAGCGCGACCTTCAGTAGGTAAAACAGGGTTTGCACTTCAGATGATGCTTAATATCGCTAAACAGGGTTATAAGACATCGCTATTTAGTTTAGAAACAACAGGCGTAGCAATATTAGAGCGAATGTTATCCGCAGCGACTGGAATTGAATTGTCACGTATTAAGAAAAAATCAGACTTAAGCGCCGATGACTTAACTAAATTAACAAGTGCTGCAAGCGAAATATTAAAACTGGAAATAGATGTTAATTCACAAAGCAACGTAAGCACTCAGGAAGTCCGTAAGCAAGCCATGAAGAACAAAGATAAGCAACAGGTCATATTCATCGACTACCTTCAATTAATGCAAACAGATAGCAAATTAGACCGCAGAAACGGTATCGAAAAAATAAGTCGTGATTTGAAAATAATAGCAAACGAAACAGGTGCAATTATCGTATTACTTTCACAACTTAGTCGTGGTGTAGAAAGTCGAAATGATAAACGACCTATGTTGTCAGACATGAAAGAAGCAGGTGGAATTGAGGCAGACGCAAGTTTAGCCATGCTTTTATACCGAGATGATTACTACAACCAAGATGAAGAAGATGAACTCGGTAAGTCGATAGTTGAATGCAATATTGCTAAGAATAAAGACGGAGAAACAGGTGTCATCGAATTTGAATACTACAAGCGTACACAAAGGTTTATGACATGACGGTTATCGAATACAAAAAGTTACTTGGAACAATGTACCGACGAGATTATAGCAACGATCAACTCATTGGAACGTTACTGATTGAAGTTGGTCGGGCTATCAATCGCTTGTTGGAAGAGAAAAAGATATCTCCATTCGATGACTATGAGAAAGTGAAAGACATTATTGAACGTGAGACGAAATGGAGAGATAAAGATGGCAATTATCGAAAAGTATTATCTGTATAGACCAGACGGAACAGAAGAAATAAAGGTAGAGAAACATGAGCGTAATTTGAATATCGTTAAAACACTCACAGGCGCTCATTTTAGCGAAGAATACAAAGAGATGACTGATAGTGAGTTGAAACGTTTCAAAGGCGTGTATGAGCTTCTATACGAAGGAGAACTAGGATTACAAGCAACAATATTTGATGTGTAGGAGTGAGCAAATGGAACTAAATAAAATTTACAACGAAGATTGTTTGATTGGTATGAAGAAAATACCCAATGAGAGTGTAGACGCTATTATCACTGATCCTCCTTATATTATAGCTAGAGAAAACAGGTTCAAAACTATGGGGAGATACGGTATTGATTTCGGCGAATGGGATAAGGAATTCGATTTAATTTCATGGATATCATTAGCGGTAAAAAAATTAAAAAAAGGTGGGAATGTTGTCATTTTCGCTGATTGGAAAAAGATTACCTACATTATCGAAGAATTAGAAAAAAATAATATTGAAATAAAAGATTTAATAAGAATTGAAAAAAGTAACCCAATACCTAGAAATAGAGATAGACGTTTTATAACAGATTACGAAGTCGCTATTTATGGTGTTAAAAAAGGTAGTAAATGGACCTTTAATAGATTGAGTGAAAAGTATGAAAGACCATTAATAAAAACAGCTATAACGCCAAAAAGTCAAAAAATAGGTAAAGGACATCCAACGCAAAAGCCATTGTATGTCATGGAGTGGCTTATTGAGAGGTTAACCAAAAAAGGAGACATTATTCTTGACTCGTTCATAGGAAGTGGGACAACAGCAATCGCATGTATTAACAATGAACGTAGTTATATTGGTTTCGAATTAGATGAAAAATACTTCGAATTAGCGAATGAACGTATAACAAAACATGATAAACAAATCGAATTATTTACATTACAGGAGTGACAACGTGCAGATAGAAATTAACTTTAACGAAACGTATGAGGCACCTATTGGCTCGCCTCGTCCACGTTTCAGAAATACAGGTAGATTTGTTCAAACGTACATGCCAACGTCTTATACAAAGCATAAGGACTTCATAAGAGAGCAGATGCCAAACGCATTACTCGATGGAAAATTGAAAGTGACATTATCGTTTTACTTCAAGGCACCAAAAAGCTGGAGTAATCGTAAAAAGTTATTAGCAATTGGACAGTACAAACGTACTAAGCCAGATATAGATAACTTAATTAAAACTGTGTTAGATGCAGCGAACGATCACCTATGGAAAGACGATAATCAAATCGTTGAGATACACAGTTTTAAGCAATATGCAGAGGAACCAAAAATTATTTTAGAAGTGGAGGAAGTGTAATGCAGGAAGAAACACTAAAACTCACATTCGACCTAACAGTTGAAGTAGAACAATCTATTTGGATAAACAAACATGCAGATAGAGAAAACTATATCGAACATTACGCTAATAGATATAAAAATGATCCTGACAATTTACTCGATAATATCAAAAACATTACTGACGTTAGTGTCAGTTACGCAGATTGGAAGTGACACTATGCCGAAAGTGAATTTAAACGGTAAACGTTACAGATTGTGTGATGTGTACAAATATTTTGATGTATCTGATAGCACAGTTCGCAAGAGATATAAAGAAGGTTTACGTGGTCCAGAATTAATCTATGGCAAAGGAGTATATGAGTATCGTGATTAATAATGATGAATTAGTAAAAGAAGAACAACGATTAAGCAATAAAGAGCAGTACGGCAGATTATCAGAAAGAGAATATCGTCAGCTTATGTATATTAGAGCAGCACACGAAAGAGCATTGAAACGTAAACGACGTGAGCAACGTATCGCAAGAGCAAGACGTTCAGAAGAATTAGTCGCTAAGCACAGAGTGAGTAGTAAGTGGTTTAGATACTTATCGGAGAATGACATATTTCCAAAGGTAAGGGGGTAGCGGAATGGAAAATGTAAGAATAATTGATTTGAAAGTAGATAATATTGTTCAGTTCCAAGCAGCATTTAAAGGTATTAATGCTATGCAAACGGCCATAGTCAATCGTGTGTATGCAATAGAAAAAGGTTTGAAAACAGTTTGGTATGCAGAGGTAGAGAATGCAGGTGGTTATAAATTTATACTTACAGATAATGATGATTTTGTGAGAGTAAATGAGCCGTTCACTCGTAAAGTAGATTTTATAAACGAACCACCACATTATACTTACGGCGATATTGAGATTATAGATTTTATTGAACAAGTAACGAAAGACTACAAACCAGAACTTGCCTTCAGTATCGGTAACGCAATCAAATATATCAGTCGTGCCAATCATAAAAACGGTAAAGAAGATTTAGATAAAGCACGTTGGTATTTAAATCGTGCATTTGAGAAGTGGGAGGCAGAACAATGATCTATTTAGGCGGCGATATGCTAAGCATAGGACAACAGATGCGTAGAGAGTGGGAAAAGCAAGAGTTACAACGATTAGGCTTTAAAGTCTATGCACCACACGACGATAAGGATATCAACGATAAAGCGAATGCTAAGCAAGATAAATTAGCGGAACGTATTGTGTTTAATGACACATTAGGCATGGAAACAAGCGATGTAATGATATTCGATTACTTACCTCATGCACAAGGTACAATTTGCGAAATGGGGTACGCACAGCACCTTAAAAAAGCAAGTGAGAGGGATATTAAGATTTATGTGCAATGTACTGATATTAGACAGGGGACAGGACACATTCCGGATGAACAAGACCGAACAGAGTTCAGTATCAACCAATATGTGTATGGCGTAATTATGGATATCACTGAAGGTAGAGGTATTCAAACGTTTGATGAGATATGTGAGGAGTTAATCTCATGACCAGAATTTTTAAGTTAAGCGAAACAGTAAATCAGACATACAAATATCAAACAAAAGGTAAATCGCCTACTGAAGTTCAGCACGAACTAAAGGCTATGGGCATTGAAGGTTTTGTTATTCGGATGACAAATGTACATGTAACAATGCAAGTGCCGAGAGAAAGTAAGAATATGAACAGGGAGTGTTTGAGATGAACGCAGAAGCTAAGTTTGTATCTAGTGTTATGGACGCTAGGTTGAAGAAAGTTAGAAGAGAATGTGACAGTTTTCGTAAGCAACGGGATGAACTCATCAATGATTTGGCAGAAGTGAAAAGGAAGGCAAAGGCGTTTGATGAGATTTTAAATGTTGATTATATAGTAGCACCTGACGATTATGCACATGAAGTCACGAAAATTGTAGATAAATATAAGGAGGAACAATAAATGGGAATTTTACCAATTAAATTATTATCAGAAAATGCAATTTTACCAACAAGAGCAAATCCGACAGATAGTGGATTAGATTTATATGTAGCAGAAGATACAACTATTCTAGCGCATAGTACAAAAGTAGTTCCAACACATATTGCGATTGATTTAGCGTATGGATATGAGGCACAAGTTAGACCACGTTCAGGTAACTCACTTAAAACTAAATTACGTGTAGCGTTAGGTACAATCGACCACACTTATAACAAAGAAATTGGAATTATCACAGATAACATAGATGATGAGGCGGTCGTAATTAAAGCTGGTACACGTTTAGCGCAGTTAGTTGTTACACCAGTTATGTTGCCAGAGCCAACGGAGGTGCAAGAGTTTGAAGAAATGTCAGAGCGAGGAGCATACGGAAGTACAGGAGAATAAAGATATACTAACTAAAGTAAAAGAGGTGCTGGGGAAGTGAAACAATTCCTAATCAGAGAATTCACAGATAGCACAGGTTATGTGCATGTCAATGTAGAACAACCTAGAGAGAATGAACGTATGACGTTGGTTGAGGCAGAGGATAAGGAAGAAGCGAAAGAGAAATATAAGAAAATCACAGGATTAAGTGAATGTCCTAATTGCAAAATTTTAGGCGGAAATCTAATGGCTAAAGATTATAACAGTCCAATCGAATATATGAGATGTAATCATTGTGGGCATAACTATCATAGATTAGGAGGTAAGTATGATGTTTAAACGCATACTAAAAGATTTATTCTTAATCGCTATGTATGAGTTAGGGAAGTATCTCACTTCTCTACTCATCACTATTTTAGAAAGCGAAGATGATATTGATACTGCACCTAAAGACTTTGCTAGTGAGTGGGATCAGATTGATTTAAACAGAATTAAAGCAGAGGTGAGTGAGTAATGTGGATAGCACTAACCATTATACTCGGCATACTTCTACTTATAGCGATAGGTAACAATACAGTCTTACGTCAGGAGTTAGACGCACAGAGATATACGAATGTGTATCTATTTACTAAGTACGTAAGAGATTGCGACATAGAAGATGTGGAGTTTGAAATACAAAGAGCGAAGAAACATTTTAAGTAATGGAGGTAATCACTTGTACACACCAACGGAAGTGAAACAACTTATAATGGATTATCATTGGATGAGGCGATTAATTGATCATCAAGTATATGAGTACGATAGTACATCAATCGGACAGTATGGTATTGAATCAGCTATGCCTAAAGCTAAAGGTGGTACAGGCGATAAGGTATTAGTAAGAGTGATACGCAATGATAAGGATAGACGTAAGACACAAGAGCTTATAGATAAGGTATCATTCATTGATGAGTATGAACATAAGATAACGAATGACAAGAACTATCATATACTTCAATTACTCAAACAAGGCGAGAAGATAAATACTATTGCCATGTTAATGAGAGTAGATAGAAAAGAAATATATAGAAAGCTAGATGTCATTGTGAATATATATATGAAGTCTCAAACTTAACAGGACAAATGTCACATATGCCACACATGACACACTATTATAAATAGTTTATTTAATTATATATACTTGAGTTAACACGATATGAATATACAGGCACATCACATAGGTGGTGTGTCTTTTTGTTTGGAGTAATAGAGATGAGTAAAGCATATGCAGACTATATTGAACAACGTACAAAGAATAAAGGTTTCTACTCTAATGCTAAGTGGCGTAAGACAAGATTAAAAGTATTGGCAAGAGACCATTATGAATGTGTGATGTGTAATGCAGAAGGTAGATTGACGATTAATCAGAAACAATCACTAGAAGTTGACCATATTAAAGAGTTGGAATTACGACCAGATTTAGCATATGAACTTTCTAATTTAAGAACACTATGTAAATTTCATCACAACAAACGTCATGGGAGATTTGAACATAATCCAAATAATAGAAAGAATAAATACAATGATGAAAATTGGTAAAATAAAATTGTATAAAAATATTATTTAATTAAAATAAATAAAAGTGTAAAAAGTATCAAATACCCCCCACCTAAATAAACCGCGTCACAAAAGGCTTCGCGGAAACCGGCGCTTGGGTCAACTCTGCAGATATATTCATCAAAAGATACGTAAGGGGGCTTGACATTTCGAAAAAAATAAAAAATAAGCAAAGGGGGGAGGGGATTGAAAAAGGATAAATACCTCAAAGATAAATTAACACCCAGTCAAATTGAACGAATTAATGCTTCAGAAGATTACCTAATGAAGCAGATAGATACAGATAATGATATAGAAGTTGAAAAAGTTGAGCGCTATACCAACTTACTTAAATTATTTTACGCATTAGATGTTTATATCGAACAGTCTGGGCCTATTACAGTAGTGAAAAACGCTTCACAAGAGTACATCAAACCTAATCCTGCAATAGCAGAGAAGAACAAAGTGAATGGTTCGTTGTTAGCTTTAGAGAAATCGTTTCATTTAGAAAGAAAAGCCGAAGAAAGACGCAGACAAGAACAAGCGAAAGGACCTGATTTAACATGAAGATACCTAAACATGTTACAGATTATATAGAAAAATATAAATCAGGCAACGTTATTTTTAACAAAGAGCGCATTAGACTTGTATCTTTTTTAGAAGATAATATCTTGCAACGTGATGACCTTTATTTTGATGATCAAAAAATAGAAGATTACATCAAGTTTAGTGAGAAATGGTTTTTCAAACTACAAGACTTCCAAAAGTTCATTTCATGTTTTGTTTTCTTATATGAAAAAGATACTAAAACGCCTTATTTTTCGGAGTTCTTCATATCAATGGCTCGTGGTGGTGGTAAGAACGGTTATATTAGTACGTTAGCAGCGTTCTTTATGACACCATTACACGGTATTCCTAAATATAATATGTCAGTAGTAGCTAATAGTGAGAAACAGGCGCTAGTAAGTTTTAGGGAAATCTATGAAATGATAGAAAGTAACAACTTATATATTACAAGCGAACGACCTAACAACCCTTTTTATTTAAGTAAGGTTTATGTGGAAGGAACAAGTACCAAATCACAGTTCTTGTTTGATACATCTAATGAGAAAACGAAAGATGGCGCTCGTGAAGGTTGTATTTTCTTTGACGAAGTCCATGCTTACGAAAAAGATACGATTATTAATATTAAACGAAGTGGACTAGGTAAAGTTGCACACCCTCGTACTTTCTACATAGGTACAGACGGATATGTAAGAGAAGGGTTTTTAGATAGATTAAAAGAAAGAGCAGACAATGTCTTAAAAGGTATTAATCCAGAAGATAGATTGTTCCCTTTCATTTGCAAAATTGATGATAAAGAAGAAATAGATAAACCGGAACTTTGGGAAAAAGCAAACCCAATGTTTGAAAACCCTAAAAGTGAATATGGCGCTCAATTATTTAAAGAAGTCCATCAACAATATCTAGGACTTCAGTTTAATCCATCTAATCGACCGGAATTTATGACTAAACGAATGAACATGCCTGAAACTGATACTCAAAGTGTTGTAGCACCGTGGGATGACATAATGGCTACAAATCGACCTATACCTCCACTTGAAAACAATGAATGTATTGGTGGACTTGACTATGCAAGTTTAAAAGACTTTGCAGCAGTCGGTTTATTGTTTAGATCCGGTGATGATTATATTTGGAAAACTCACTCATTCGCTAGAAAAGAATTTCTTGATAAATACAAATTAAAGCCACCTATTCATGAATGGGAGAAAAAAGGTTTACTCACAATTGTAGATGAGCCAACAATAAACCCTAAACATATTATTGATTGGTTTATCGAAGCGCAAAAGAATTACGGACTACAAAAAGTCGTAGCCGACAACTTCCGTATGGATTTACTTAGACCTTTATTTGAAGATGCAGGTATCGAATATGAAGTAATAAAAAACACTCGTGCAATTCAATCATTACTTGCACCAAGAGTTGAAGATATGTTCGCGCAACATCACCTTATCTTTGGTGATAACCCTCTAATGCGTTGGTACACGCAAAATGTTGCCGTTAAGATACGTAAAGATGGCAACAAAGAATACGAAAAGAAAGAGCCAATAAGACGTAAAACTGATGGTTTCCAAGCTCTTATACATGCGTTGTATAGAGCAGATGATTTGAAAGATTCTAATTTAGAAGAAGAAATCAATCTGTTAAGGGGCTTGAGATTTTAAAGGAAGGAGGGAATAAGTTATGGGGCTATTTGATAAGATATTTCAAAAAAATAAAGAGATTTCATGGATGTATGATTTAGAACTTTTACAAGAAACAAGTTCAAAAGCTTATATCAAAAGAATGGCTTTAAATGTGGTAGTTGAGTATGTAGCAAGGACAATCGCTCGATCTGAATTTAGAGTGAAAGAAAGTGATCATGTCACTAAAGATGATATGTATTACTTATTGAATGTTCGACCAAACCCTAATCAAAATGCTACACAGTTTTGGCAGAAATTTATTTATAAACTTCTTGTAGATAACGAAGCTTTAATCATTAAATCGGATGATGATTATTTATATGTGGCAGATGATTTCGAACATGAAACAGAGTTAGGACTATTACCACATCGCTTTAATTCAGTTATGGTTAACGACTATAAATATAATCGCTACTTTTCAATGGATGATGTAATTTATTTAGAATACGCCAATGAAAAGTTAGATAAATTCTCGTTAGGACTGTTTGAAGATTATGGCGAAGTATTTGGTCGCATGTTGAATATGCAACTCAAGAAAAATCAAATACGAGGCGTTTTAAATATAGGTTCAACGCAATTAAGTACGAAAGGTATTCAAGATTATATTGATATGATTTTTAACACCTTTGAGAAAAATCAAGTTGCAGTTGTGCCTTTAACGAAAGGGTTGGAATACGAAGAACATTCAACAAATAATTCTAGTGCGAATGGTTCAGATTTCAAAGAGTTACGACAAGCAATAGAAGATATTCTCATCTATATTGCACGTATTGTCGGTATATCACCCTCTCTAATTCTAGGAGAAAATGCAGATTTAGAAAAAGCGATTGAAGCAACTAATCAATTTTGTTTTAAACCTTTAACTAAGAAATTAGAGCGTGAATTAAATGCTAAATTATTTTTTAAAGATGAGTACTTAAAAGAAAATAAACGCATTGAAATTGTCGGTATAGATAAGAAAAACCCAATCGAATTAGCAGAAGCGATTGATAAACTGCGTTCTTCTGGTACTTATACTGGTAATCAAATTCGTGTCATGCTTGGCGATGAACCAGGAGATGATGGACACCTAGATGAATACGTATTAACTAAAAACTACGAATCAGTTTCACCAACAGAAGGGGGTGAGACTAATAATGGGTAATCCAATTGTGAGAAATGTCACGCCAGTTTTTAGAAACGAAACTAAGAATAACAAGCACATTTTAACGTTGTCAGGTACTATTGCTAACTTATCTTTTCTTGACGACACTATCAGCGCTAAAGCTGTGAAAGATTCGCTTGATAATGTTAAAGAAGATATTGTTATTCGCTTAAATTCTGGCGGTGGTGATGTGTTTGAAGGAATAGAAATTTATAATTACTTAAAGTCCTTATCAAATCACATTACAATTGAAGTCACTGCATTAGCTGCAAGTGCGGCATCATTAGTTGCAATGGCAGGAGATAAGATTATTATCCGAACAGGCGCAAATATGATGGTACATGAAGCTTCTACAATGGCTTTTGGTAACAAATCAGACATTCAGAAAACATTGAATGCTTTAACTGCAATTGATACATCTATTGTTGATATATATCACGATAGAACAGGTTTAGATCGTGATGAGATTGTTAATCTAATCACTAATGAAACATGGTTAACTGCAGATGAGGCAATCAATAAAGGTTTTGCAGATGAGAAATCATCTCGTAAATCTGTTGATAAGCAGAAAGAAGGTGTAAGTAATTTGAAAGATTCTAAGTATATTGCAAGACTTAAAGAACAACAAAAAATTATCAATGCAATGATTAATGAAGCAGAAGAAGGAACACCAGATGAACCTTCAAGTGATGATTCAAATGAACAACGTATTGCAGATTTGGAAAACGAAGTTAAAAACATTAAGTCACACCTAGATAAATTAGAAAAGGGCGATGACGAAGGTAATGAAGGCGAAGGCCAAGGCGGAGGTACTAATCCACCACCAAAAGAAAATAAATTTTCAAGATTTGCATTTTAAGTAGCTATTAGCAATTGATGTTAATGGCTATTTTTTATGCATAAATTTAAGGAGGAATATTAATGCCTATCAAAGTAGGAGAGAAATTAAAAAACTATCAAGATCACAAAGCACACTTTGCAGAATTAGTTCGCAATGGTGCAAGTGATGAAGAACAATCAAAAGCATTCGGAGAAATGTTTGATGCATTATCAAACGATTTACAAGAAGAAATTTCAGCGGAAGTAAATAATCGTGTAGTAGACAATGGTATTTTAGCTAAACGTTCACAAGATCCTTTAACTTCAGAAGAACGTAAATTCTTTAATGAAATCAATACAGAAGTAGGATATAAAGAAGAAAAATTATTACCTGAAACAGTTATTGAACGTGTGTTTGATGATTTACAATCAGAACATCCATTACTTTCAAAAATCAACATTCAAAACGCAGGTTTAGTAACACGTATCATTAAAGCAGAACCAACAGGTCAAGCTGTTTGGGGTAAAATCTTCGGTGAAATCAAAGGTCAATTAGATGCTGCATTTGATGAAGAAGAATTCAAACAATCTAAATTAACTTGTTTCGTAGTTATTCCAGATGACTTAAAAATGTTTGGGCCTAACTGGGTAGAACGTTTTGTTCGTACTCAAATTGAAGAAGCTATTTCGGTTGCTTTAGAAGCTGCATTCTTAACAGGTGAAGGTGCATCTAAAGACCAACCAGTTGGATTAATGAAAGATATCCAAGAAAATGGCGGTGTCGTTGATAAAACAACATCTGGAACTTTAACTTTTGCAGATGCAGACACAACTGTAAATGAATTAAAAGACGTATTAAAAGGCTTATCTGTTAAAGAGAACGGTAAAGAAGTAAATATTGACGGTAAAGTTGTATTAGTAGTTAACCCACAAGACTCATGGGATGTACAAGCACGTTACACTTATTTAACTGCTAATGGTGGTTTTGTAACAGTATTACCTTATAACGTACAAATCGTATCATCTGAATTTGTTCCAACAAATAAATTAGTTGCTTTTGTAACTGATCGCTATGATGCAGTACGTGGTGGCGGATTAACAGTTAAAAAATTCGACCAAACTTTAGCTTTAGAAGATTGTATTTTATACACTGCTAAAACATTTGCTTATGGCCAACCAGCTGATAACAATGCATCACGCGTGTATGACTTAGAATTATCTACTGCAGTTCGTACTTCAACTCCTGCAGGTGGTACTACAGATGGTGCAGCACAAGCCTAAGAAAGTAGTTGATACTAATGCCAAGCGTTAAAATATCGGATGAAAATTTAGATGAATTTAAAGAATACACTAAGATTTCTCATGATACGGAAGATGAACACTTATTACGTGTTTTAAATATGTCTTACGAGAACTTAGAAACACGTTTTGGCGCATTTGATATTAATAGTAATTTGAATGGTAAAAACTTAGTTTTTGCACGCGCTCGATATGATTATGAAGATTTATTAGAGTTTTTTAACGACAATTATCAAGATGATTTGTTACACTTTGGCTTTTTGACATTAAGAGAGCGTGATGGAAATGAAAAGTAAATTTAAAAAACCATTTATTACAACAAAAAAGTTAAATACGCGTGTTCATTTTTATGAGTATCAAGAGAACGAAGGACCAGAAGCAGGTGTAAAACGTAAAAGAGTTTTATATCATTGTTGGGCATACGTTCCACAGTGGAAAATGACTGAATTACAACAAGCAATTGCAAATGGTACAGAACATGATGTGAAGATATTTATACGTGAAACACATGGGCAATATATACCAAACGAAAAACATTACGTTGCAATAGATTCGCCATATATTCATCAAGATTTGAATATTAAATTAGTACAACCCGATGTAGAGAACGAACAATTTTTAATGTTAACTGCAGGGGTGGTATCTAATGGCGAGTAATAATTTTAGTGGTATTCGTGCAGATGGATTAAAACAACTTCAAAAAGATTTGGAGAATAGATTTAGTCGTCAAAGAATGAACAAAATCATAGATAAGGCGTTGGTTAAGGCGGGAAATATTGTTTTAGACGGTATCAAAAGTAATATTCGTTACTTTAGAGATACTGGCGCAGAGTATGAAGAGGCTAAGCTATCAGCGCCTTATTGGGATAAAGGCGTTCGTTCTGTTCGAGTATATTGGGAAGGACCACATCATAGATATTCTATTGTTCATTTAAACGAGAAAGGCTTTCACGCTAGAAATGGTAAGTTTATTCGACCTAAAGGTTTTGGTGCGATAGATAAAGCATTGCGTACAGCTGAGAAAGAGTTTTATAAAACGGTGCAGGAAGAAGTGGAGAAGTTACTATGATTGATATATTAAATAAAATATATAGCGTCCTAAAAGATGACGAAAAACTAATGAAAATACTAGATATCAAGAATGTAAAGTTCAATGACTATCCTGACGTTAAAGACATCACAAAGCCTTATGTCGTATTAGATGACTTTGATGATCCTATTCCCGAAGTACATTATGACGGAGAACGTGCAGCGTATAGTTATATTGTTCAAATAGATGTATTTGTGAAAGCTAGTGCAGATTACAATGCACGATTAAGAAGAAACGAAATATCACAACGTATTAGTGATTTGCTCTGGAAAGAATTGAAAGCAGGGCAAGTAAGTAATTTAGGAAATGAATATAACAAAGAATTTGCTTTGTATCGCTCAACAAGACGATATGAAGCAATTTTTTATGAGGAGGAAAATTAAATGGTTAAATATGCTAAAACACCAAAATCATTTATCAATATTAAAGATTTAGGTTTCGCTTTATTAGAAACAGATGAATTAGACGGTACTATCAAATATTCAAATGTAACACAAACTCGTGGTTTACAAGAAATTTCAGTAGAAACTGGCGGAGAAATTGTTAATGCTTACGCTGATGGTTCAATCATTGAATCAGGTAATACAGATGGTGAAGGTACAATTTCAATGACAATGCATGCTTTCCCTCAAGAAATTCGTGAATTAATCTTTAATGAAATTTACGACGAAAATGGAGTATATTCTGAAGAACGCGGTAAACAAAATAACTATGTAGCAGTATGGTTTAAACGTGAACGTCGCGATGGTTCTTACCAACAAGTTGGTTTAACTAAAGTTATGTTTGCTGATCCGAACTTAGAAGGTCAAACAGCTGAAGAAAACTGGGAATTTAGTTCAGAAGAATCTGAAGGTACTGCAATGCACCGTGTGGCTGACGGTAAACGTAAAATCTTATTCGATAGTTCTCGTGAAGGTGCAAATGTTGACTCATTCTTCGAAGAATTATTAAATGGCGCTTATGACAGTAAAACAGAAGTAGATACTGATGATAGTACAACAGGAGAATCTGCTGCTGAAGCATAAGGAGTGTTAATCCATGGTTCAATATAAAGTTTTAAAAGATGCTAAAGACCTTAAAACTGGTAAAGAATATCGTAAAGATGAGGTTGTAGAAGAAAAAGTAAAAGTAGTCAACGACTTTGAAAAACGTTTAAAGAAAAAAGGTTATAAGTTACCTTTCTTTGAAAGAGTAGAAGAAAAATAAATTATCTTTAGGACGGTGTGATGCCGTCCTTTTATTTCGAAATAAAAGGAGATATTAAGACATGTCAAACAAATTAAAGCGTAACTATATTCGTTTAGTAGAAAACCCAGAAGCAGAAGAAATTAAATTAGAAACATACTTAACACCACACTTTATACCATTAGATGTTTTATATGAATCAGTGGATATCATGGCTGAATTAGAGAAAGCAGAAAATGGAGAAGTTGAATTATCATTCAAAGAACAATTAGATAAATTAATCGATGTAGTAGTTAAAATTTATGGTAAACAATTCACTGCTAAAGATATTAGAAATCGTCTACATGCGCCTGACGCACTTGAAACATTACAAAAACAAGTACAATTCATTGCTAATGGTCAACAAGACGAGGAAACAAAAAAGTTTATTCAGAGCATCAGTTAAACAAATTAAAAAAAGAAGAATTAACTTACAATGGCATGTTGAAGAATTTGGATAAAGTCGTAAAAGATATGGTGGAAAATGGTACACCAGCAAACCAAGTTCTTGAAATGCCATTTTATTATATACTTCAAATTTTAGATGAACGTCATCTAAATACTGTTGATACTGATGAAAAAGCCGATGCGCTATTCTCTGCATTGTAGCCTTAGTCATTGATACTAAGGCTATTTTTTTATACCTAAATAAGGAAGGAGGGGCAGTAAGTGGCTGAATCAAGATTTAAAGGTTTATCAATCTTAATGAATATGCGTGATGTTGGTATTGAACGTACAATGAAACAAATACGAGCGCAATTCAAAACGTTAGATTCAGAAATGCGTAGATCTAATGCTAATTTCAAGCACTCAGAGAAAAACATGCAGTCTTATGCAACAAGAACGAAAGAATTAACTAAAGCGATTGATGTAACTGAAAATTCTATGAAAGACATTTCTAATCAGTTAAAGAAAATGACTTTAGAAGAACAACGTTCTAGTGTTGAAGCAGAAAAGTTACGTCAAGAATATAGTAAGCAACATAGAGCATTGCAAATGTATCAACGACAATTGAATTCAACTGAACAAGAGATGAAACAATTCGGTACAACGACTAAACAAACAATTTTCTCAATGAAAAAGATTAATGATGTTCTAGGTACAATGAAACGTCAACTTAACATTGCAAATATGGCATTTCAAAGTACAGAAAAATCTACAAGTAGTTACAAGAATTATTTAAATCAATTAAACACAGTTATTCAAAAACATCAAAATACAATTAGAGTATTAGAAGGTCGTTATCAAAAGGTTGCTAGAGAACAAGGCGTTATGAGTAAAGAAGCGTTAGAGTTAAAAGAGAAAATCTTACAAGAAAAAGCAACTTTAGGACAACTAGACAATCAATATAAGAAAACGACTATGGAAGCTAAACGATTTGCATTCGAACAAAAAACTTTAACTGCTTCAATGTCTGAAATTAGACAAAAAATGTCACAAGTAGCACAATCTTTAACAATTAGTGCTAATAAATTCAAAATGAGTGGTCAAACCGCTCAAGCATATAAAGCGCGCATTTCTGAATTGAACAATGGAATGAAACAACAGCAACTTATTGTTCAAAATTTATCAAGACAGTATGACTTTGCTAAAAAACAATACGGTGCTACAAGTCAAGAAGCACAACAGCTTAATGTAAAGTTATCTGAAGAACGTTTGAAATTAAAAGAGTTAAATACTCAATTAAATCAAACAACACAAGCGCATAACCGTCTAGAAATGGAACAAAAGCAAGGCATTTCTTCTATGGCTCAAATTAGAGCAAAGATGTCGCAGTTTAATGATACTCTATCACTATCAAGAAGCAATCTTGCTCGTGCAGGGGAAAGTGTAAAAGCCTATGGTAATCATTTAAACACACTTAAAACTAACATGTCAGAGCAACGTGTAGTGTTAAGAGAATTAATTGCGCAATACAATCATGTAGCTACTGCACAAGGGCGCGACAGCCAAGAAGCTAGAGAATTATCTAGTGCTATCACTCAACAAAAAATTAAGATGAATGAACTTGAGAGCGAACTAGATCAAACAACGCAAAGCTATAAACGACTAGAAACAGAACAACGGAACGCACAACGTTTAGCATCTAGTGGGTTTGGTAGAAGTATTCAAAGTGTTAATAAGTATAAAGATTCTATTAGAAATGTAGGCTCTACTATGAGAAGTGTTGGATCTACTTCAATGCTTTATATGACTATGCCAGCAGTTGCAGGTATGGGAATAGCTATTAAATCTTCTGTTGATTGGGAACAAGCTTTAGCAGGTGTGGCTAAAACAACTAACATGAGTGGTAGCGAATTAAATAAAATGGGCAACGAGATTACTAAAATGAGTAATACAATGCCATTCGCTGCAACAGAAATAGCAGGAGTAGCAGAAGCTGCAGGGCAACTAGGTATCAAGAAACAAGATATCACTTCATTCACTAGAACAATGATGAACTTAGGTGTAGCTACAAATCTTACTGCAGATGAAGCAGCAACAGAGTTTGCAAGATTTGCTAATGCTGCAAATATGCCAATTAAAGATGTAGATAGATTAGGTTCTACAGTTGTTGCTTTAGGTAATAGTACAGCTACAACTGAAAAAGAAATTGTTGAAATGGCACAACGTTTAGCTGGTGCAGGCGCACAAGCAGGCTTTAGTTCTGATGAAATTATGTCAGTTAGTGCAGCGATGTCATCAGTAGGAATCGAGGCAGAAGCCGGCGGTACTGCCATGACACAGATTTGGAATAAGATGACAAAAGCTGTTGCTGAAGGTGGCGACACTTTAGATAGCTTTGCTAAAACTGCAGGCGTTAGTGGTAAAGAATTTGCACAAATTTGGGAAAATAACCCAAGTAAAGCTTTATCAATGTTCGTTAAAGGTTTAGGTGAAACTGAAGGCGGAGCAAAAGGAGTATTAAAAGCCTTAGATGATGTAGGTATCAAAGGAATAAGAGAAGCCGATACTATTAGACGTATGGCTAACAATCATCAAGTTCTAGATAAAGCACTCAAAACAGGCTCAGAAGGTTGGAAAGAAAATAGTGCTTTGACTGATGAAGCTAACATCCGTTATGAAACAATGGGTAGTAAGTTGAAAATGTTAAAAAACACTTTCATCAACTTTGCTAGAACAATTGGAGATGCAGTTGCACCTATCGTTTCATTCTTAGCAGATAAGTTGACAGGACTATTCGAACACTTACAAGGGACAAGTAATGCTACTAAGATAGCAATCGCAGCATTCACTTTATTAGGCGCTGCTATACCTCCGCTCATTGTTGCAACTGGAGTACTTGCACATAGTATTGTAGGTATTTCAGAAGCTATGACGTTACTTAATGCTACTAAAGGCGGGGCTAAATTCTTTAGCCTATTTAATGGTGGTATTAAAGGCGTTTTACCTAATATAGGGCAACTACTTACTAAGATACCTTTGATTGGCGGACTAATGACTGCATTAACAGGTCCGGTTGGTATCGCAGTTGCAGCTATTGCAGGTATAGGAACAGCATTTGTAGTTGCTTATAAAAAGTCAGAAACATTTAGAAATATCGTCAACACAGTAGTCACACCGATAAAAAATGCGTTCATTGGTTTAGGGAGTGTAATTAAACAATTCTTTAGTGCAATCGGCGCTATTATGAATAATAATTCTGGGAAAGGTTTAAACATTCTTAAAAAGATACTACCTGATGAAGCAGCAAAACAATTTTATGCTACTCTTTTAATGGTACGTGGCGCTTACAATGATTTTGTTAACTTCATAAAAACAACATCTACTATTATAGGAGCTTTCTTTAAAACATTTTGGAAACAAAATGGCGATTTTATTATCATGGTATTTACTACTATCAAGATTGCAGTAGGCTCAATTTTGAATTCGCTATTTAATGGTGTAATTAAACCAATATTATCGGGTATAAAAGCTTTCTTTGGTATTATATTCGGTGGTATTAAACAAATTGTCATCAATGTGTTCACTAGCTTACGTGAAATAGTCCAAGGCGGGCTTAATGTCATTCGTGGCGTTATTAAAATATTTAAAGGTTTGTTTACAGGAGACTTTAGACTTTTATGGGAAGGTGTAAAACAAGTATTCAGTGGATACTTATCAATTATTTCGGGCATATTACGTTCTACACTCGGTAATATGGTGGTTATTGTTAAAACTATCGGACAATTGATTATTAATTCTTTTAGAACAATATGGACGATAGTAAAAAATGTAACGCTTGGAATAGTTAAAGTGTTAGTTGCCACTATTAAGTTTTTATTTACTGGATTAAAAAATGTTATAGTTGCTATTCTTAATGGAATTAAAAATATTTCCATTGCAATTTGGACTGCAATTAAAAGTAGTGTATTAGTAATCATTCGAAGCCTCGTAGCTTTAGCAAAAAATAGTTTCTCAACTTTAAAAGGTTTCCTATCTGCATTGTGGACAAGCATTAAAAATACTTCTATTAAATTATGGACTGCCTTAAAAATTGGAGTGCTAGCCATTGTTCGAACATTGGTCAGCACAGCTAGAAACATTCTTAATACATTGAAAAACTTCATCAATCGTCTATGGCAAAGTATTAAAGCAATATCTATTAAAACTTGGAATGCTATTAAAAACGGTGTTATTAATGCTATTAAAGGCATGTATAATGGTGTTCGAAAAATACTAGCTAATTTAAAAGCTTTTATCATAAGAACGTGGACAGCTATCAAAAACACAACAGTAAAACTCGCTAAAGGTTTAAGTAGTGGCGTAAAAAATACATTTAATAGTTTATCTAAAGTAACGCGCAATATCTTTAATAAGCTAAAAAACTTCATGTCTAATGTATGGCGTAGCATTAAAAATACTACTGTCAAACTTGCTAAAGGTCTTTGGTCAGGAGTTAAAGGTGTATGGAATGCTCTATCACGATTTACACACCGTATATTCAATAAACTCAAGAACTTCATGAGTAGTGTTTGGCGTAATATTAAAAACACAACAGTGAGGTTAGCTAAAGCGTTATGGTCTGGTGTCAAAAATACATTTAATAGCTTATACAACGGTACTAAAAGAATTTTTAATAAACTTAAAAACTTTATGAGTAATATTTGGCGTAACATCAAGAATACAACAGTGCGATTAGCGAAATCTTTATGGAGTGGCGTTAAAGGTACTTGGAATAGTTTATCAAATGGAACGCGTAATATTTTTAACAAAGTTAAAAGTTTTATGTCTAACACTTGGCGTAGTATCAAGAATACAACGATTAATATGGCTAAAGGTTTATGGAACAGTGTTCGAAGAACATTCAATAATATGAATGGTGGACTTAAAAACATTATTGGAAAAATCAAAGGCCATATTACTGGAATGGTTACAGCAGTTAAAAAAGGTTTAAATAAATTAATTGGCGGTGTGAACTGGGTAGCTGGAAAATTAGATATGCCTAAGTTACCTGAAATAAAACTCTCTACTGGTACTGAAAGCACCCATACTCAAAGTTATATTACGAAAGGTAAACTTAATCGAAACACTTTAGCTACCGTTGGAGATAAAGGTCCAGGCAATGGTCCAGGTGGCTTTAGACATGAAACAGTCATTCCACCTAGCGGTAAAGCTTTCATCACACCAGCTACAGATACAACAATTCCACTTGCCAAAGGAACTCGTATTTTAAATGGCGCACAAACGCATAGTTTACTTAATAGACCACAATTTAACAGCGGTACAATACCTAAATTCAGTATAGGTACAGCTATTGGCAATTTATTAGGTGGAGGCAAAAAGCCGAAAAAACATAAAAAAGATGACAATTTAGTGGGCGACGTAGCTCAAAAAACTAAAGACGGCGTCAAAGCTATGACTGGTAAGGTTGTAGAAGGTGGAAAAGCAGTTGTTGATAGTGCGTTAAACACTGCTAAAAAAGGTAAAGATTGGTTATCCGATAAAATTGGCGATGTACTAGATTGGATAGAAAAACCAAAAAAATTATTAGAAAAAGTATTTGAAGGCTTTGGTATTAATATGGCTTCATTTGGCATACCTAAAGGTGCTGAATTACCATTTAACCTTATGAAAGGTATGTTCAAGAAACTAAAAGAGGGAGCCGTTAATAAAGTTAAGGAATGGTTTGAAGAAGCTGGCGGTGGCGACGGTGGATATATTGACCTTTCAAAAGGTATTAACTTCGGCTTTGCACCAACAGCGGCAGCAGCAAGAGCAGCTGGTTATCCATTCGCACGACCTCATTATGGATTAGATATCAACTACAAACACGATAAAGTTTATTCAACTATGAGCGGTACAGCTAGAACATTTAACGGTTGGAGTGGTGGTTTTGGTAGACACGTCGAAATCACTAACGGTAATTTGAAATCAATTTACGGCCATTTACACAAATTAGCGTTCAATGGTACTAAAAAAGTAAGACCGGGTACACTTTTAGGCGTATCCGGTGGCGATCCTAGAGAGGACGGACAAAACGCTGGTAGTTCAACAGGACTTCATTTACATTATGAAATGCAACGTAACGGACGACCGTTTGACCCTACTAAATGGCTAAAAACACATAATGGCGGTGGAAGTCAAAACAAATCAGCAAGCAAGTGGAAAGGCGATATCAAACGAGCAGCTAAGAAAATGAAAGTTAATTTATCTAATAGAGAATTAAACGGTATCGTTGCACAAATTGCTAGAGAATCCAACGGTAACGCTGGAGTAACACAAGGTAACATCCGAGATATTAACAACTTACGAGGTACACCGGCACAAGGACTATTACAATACGTACCAAGTACATTCAAAACATATGCGGTTAAAGGTCATAAAAACATTAAAAATGGTTACGACCAATTGCTTGCATTCTTTAATAACTCTAACTGGCGCAGAGATTTACCTTATGGTAAAAGTGGTTGGGGACCAACTGGTTCAAGACGTTTTGCCACAGGTGGCTTAATCAAATCTGCAGGTTGGTACAACATTGCAGAAGGTGGTTATCCTGAATGGATAATTCCAACTGATCCAGCTAGACGTAGTGACGCTATGAAAATGCTAGCACTTGCAGCACAAGATATAGATAAGAAAAGTAGCGCTAGAGGAAATAAACGACCTAATTCACTACCCAAACCAAATAGTAGTAATGATAATGATGTTTTACTTCAAATGTTACAAGCACAACAACAACAAATTGCTCTATTAACTCAAATAGTAGCAAGTAATAATGCAATTGCTGATAAAGACTTTAATCCAACAATTGATAAATATACACACGAACAACAAGTTTTCAATTCTATTGATAAATACAATAGACAAAAACAAAGAAAATCAAGATTTAAACCAGGGGAGGTCACATAATTGATTGATACTATAAAAGTTAATAATAAAACACTTCCATGGTTAGTAGTTGAAAGAGGGTTTAAAATACCCTCTTTTAATTTTGGTATTGAAACTGAAGAAGTATTAGGTAGAAGTGGGAGTGTAGTTAAACAAAGACAACTTAAAGAATATAAATTCGAACTTCCATTAATCATCAGAAATGATTATCTTTCATCAGGTGGCGAAAAAACGCATGATGAAGTATTAAATGAGTTAGTTAAGCTGTTTGATTATGACCATGCTGTACCTTTACAGTTTAAATCACAAGATTGGTACTGGAATGCTTACTTTGAAGGACCGATTGAGTTAGAAAAGTATAGTAAAACGTTTTGGCAATTCAGTATTAATGTTGTTTTAGCTGATCCATACAAATACGCAGTTGAAGGCACTAAAAACACAGCTATTTCAGACCAAGTATCAGTGGTAAGTACAGGAACAGCCGATAGTCCTATCATTGTGCAAGCAACAGCGTTAAAGAATGCGAGTTACTTCTCTATCACGAAGAATAACGAAGACTATTTTATGATTGGTGATGATGATTTAGATAAAAAAGTTGAAGATTATACACCGACTTTATTTAATGATGAGATGCGTTCTTTCTTTGGATGGACTAAAGTCACTAACGGTACTATTAACGACAACGTTACTGGTGGAACAGTTGGTGGTGCTATGGCAATGAGTTCTTCAAAAGACGCTTTTATGCTTGATGAAAGTAGTATTACAAGTACAAGTGGATGGAATGGTGCAGAATATAAGCACTCATTCGGTAAAAGCACTCAAGATTTTAGTTCGACAGTTAAAATACATGTTAATCAAGGTAAAAAAGGTGCAACGCATGCAACGCAGTATATATATGACACAGATAACCGTGTGATTGCTTCTATTGGTTACAGCAACCCTAGAGCAACACAAAATATCGGAACAATCTATGCAACGCTATTCGACCAAAACGGTAATCAAAAGAAGATATACAGTTATACAAACGCACCTAAGTTTTATACATGGAAACATATAGTAATTTATATGCGTTTAAAACGTATTGGAGATAAATTCTATATAAAAACATGGAAATACGATGAAGTAGAATATCCTAAACGAATTACTCCAGTAGATGTGACAGAAAAGGTGTTTGTGGATGCAGGAAACTTCTATCAACGACCTATATCGGCAGTGAGTATCTACATTGCTAAAAATGGTAGTAACTATCATATGCCTACAACAATTTTAGGTAGTTATAATCATGAAATATTACCTAAACCACCTAAAGCAAGAGATTTAATCATCAAAAAAGGTGACTTAATTAATATCAATATGGAAGAAAAGACGGTAACCATTAACGAAGAACCTGCACTTGATTTAAAAACATTTGGCAGTGACTTCTTCAACATAAATAAAGGGGTGAATGAATGTATGATTTACCCCGAAAACACATATGACACGACAGTATACTGGCAAGATAGATTCTTATAGATTGGAGGTTAGATAGTGAAGAATGTAGGAATACATGTACTTGATTTTAACGACAACATTATTGATTTTATTAGTCAAAGTGATGGCGCATTACTTAATGTTGAAATGAGTATGAATGTAGAAGAAAAAACAGAAACCTTTGATTTTACAATTGAAAATACTAGAGCAGAAAAACTAAGAGAATGTAATCGCATTATTGCTCAAGATAACAATGGTATTTTTAGAGAGTTCATTATCATCCACATTATAGATAACTTTGACGGTACGACTGAAATTGAATGTAATGCTAGTTATTTAGAAGATTTGAAAACAGCTAAACCTATTAAACCTGGTAAATTTGAAGCACATACAACAACACAAGCGTTACTTAAAACACTTGCTGATACAGGTTGGGAAGTATCTGATGATACAGAATATGGTGGTAATAGAACAACATCATGGACTTCTCATACTAACCCGTTTGATTTAATTTATATGCTTTGCACTACTTATAGTATGGTCCCTGAGTTTTATATTGAGTTAAGCGCTCATTCAGTCGAACATCGTTATGTATCAATTGCTAAACCTAAAAACTTATTCAAAGGTAAGGAAATCACTAAAGGTAAAGACTTAACAGGTATGACAAGAACGATTGATCTATCTGAAGTGAAAACAGCTTTACTTGCAGTTGGTCCTGAAAAAGAAGATGGCTCAAGAATTGAAACTGTTGTAGTAGATGATGAAGCACAAGAGATTTTCGGACTACCTAACCGTTATATTTGGGATGTATATGAGCCTGAAAGTAACGACGAGAATATGACGCTTAAACGTTTGACTACACTTGCTAAAACAGAACTTAATAAGCGTAATCAAGCAGCGATAAGTTATGAAGTATCTTCAATTGATATTCATAAATATTATAATGATGTAACAGTGCATCTAAGAGATATTGTCAGAGTGAAAGACAGAGATTTCAGACCACCGTTATATATAGAAGCAGAAGTTATAGGTATCAAGTACAATTGGTTAGCAGATGAAAGTGAATTTACATTCGGTAATGTTATTGAATACGAAGAAACAAAACTCAGAGAGTTCTTTAATAGAAAATTAGATGAAATTACTAAAAAACTAAACGACAGTATTTCTAATGTAAATACTATTGTGAGTGATGTTGTAGCTGGAGAATTAGAATATTACGAACGTAAAATATTTAAAGGTTCAGAGCCACCAGAAAACCCACAAAACGATACATTATGGTATGACACATCAAACCCTGACGTTGCTGTATTAAGACGTTATGTTAACGGAGAATGGCGAAACGAAACAGCTAAAGACGTTGAGCAGCTAGGCGGAATGACGCGTGAAAAAGTGCTTTACAATTCTTTAACTAACACATTCGCAAATTTAAACATACAACATTCAAAATTATTAGACGAAGTTTACAAGTTGCTTAATAACGAATACTTAGTTGATGATGATTTACGTTTACAGCTAGATAATGCAATGAATAGCGTTATAAACGTTTATAACAACATAAAAACAAATTTAGACAGCATGACACCAGAAACAGCAACAATAGGAAAATTAATTGATACACAAGCGTTATTTTTACGTTACCGCGAACGTTTACAAGATTTATATAAAGCTATGCGTAATGCGCAAATAGCAGCAGACGACAGATTAAAATTATTGCAATCGCAATATACTGACAAAAAATTTAATGACGCTATGAATAAAATTGCTGAAACATTACCTAACGGCCGTTGGGATAGCGAAAATCAACGTTTATACGCGGATATTCCAAATCGTAATGATGTTAATAACGTTAGACAAGCATTACAAGAATATACAGACGGTCAAATAAGTGATTTAAATAGTGTTTTAGGTAAAGAAATAGACAGCAAGATTAATACTACCAAAAGTGAAATAAACGCGAATATAAGTAGTGTAGAACGTAAAATAGACGGTATTGAAGTTGGCGGAAGAAACTTAATAAGAAATAGCGAAAAAATTACCGATTACATTATACTTTCTAATGTTGAAAAAGCCGGTACTTATTCATTAGGCTTTGAGCCACATTTTACAGAAAATATTCCAAGTGAATTTGGCGTATATTACGGCGAGAATATAGATACCTTAGCGAATGATAAACCACGAATTACACATACATTCGAAGTAAGTGAAGATAGAATAGGTAAGGACATAAGGTTATTCTTCGGCGGTAATGCCATGACGCATAAAGACTTCATAAATAATGGTTATGTAGGTAAAGTTAAATTGGAATATGGTAATTTTGCTACTGATTACACACTAGCGCCAGAAGATTTACAAAACGAAATTTTAGTTAAATCACAAGAAATTTCTAAAGCACAAGCTGACGCCGCAGAAACAAGAGCGCAAGCATACGCCGATAGCAAAATAACAAACGAAGAACAAGCGCGCATTAGACAAGCTGACGCAAACTTACAGCTATTACAACAGCAACAACAATCATTAAAAGATGAAATGGCAGCCTATACTGATAATTTAATCAACGAAGAAGAACGCGCACGCATAGACGCTGACGCCGCAAAAGAAGAAGCGTTAAAAGCTGAAATTAATTTAGCGCAAACACAAGCTAACGCCTACGCAGATGATAAAATTACAGCCGAAGAAGAACGAGCAATACAAGACGCGCAAATTAAATTTGAAGAAGCAAAAAAACACGCCGAAGAAAAAGCGGCACAAGCACAAAGTTTAGCAAATGAGTATGCAAAGGCAGCGCAAGAAAACGCTAAAAATTATACAGATAATAAAGTAAATAATTTATCAGTAGGAAGCCGAAACTTATTAGAAGGAAGCGCAGAAATTAAAAAAGATTTAAACGACGAAATGTCTGGTTTAAAACAGTTTTTCAGAGTAGATATAACAAGCGCTCATAGTAAGTTAGAGTTAGGCGACGTTGTAACAGTAAGTTTTGATGTTGAAATGGAACAGGGCAATATTTTGCGAGTATATGATACAAATATAAACTTTGATTTTATTGTCGGCATGAATACCTTTGAAAACATTGGTAACAAAAAACAACGAATTAGTTTTACTAAAAAACTTATGACAGCAAATAAAGAAAGTGATAAATGGCTATTAGATTTTTATAATAAAGGCTATACTGACGATAAGTACACAATAAGCAATATTAAGATTGAAAAAGGAAATGTAGCGACAGACTGGACGCCAGCGCCAGAAGATTTACAAAGACAAATACAACAAGCACAAAAAGACGCGCAAGAAGCAGCACAAGCCTATGCAAATGCACAAGACGAATTAAAACAGACAGAAATAAAAGCATATGCTGACGGTATTGTATCTGATGAAGAACAACGAGCAATCGCTGACGCAATCGCAAAACGAGATGAAGCTAAAGAATACGCAGAACAAAAAGCACAAGAGGCGCAAGAAGCAGCAAATAAAAATACAACTAATCAATTAAAACCAATCACAACACGCGTTACAACTAATGAAACTAATATATCTGAATTAGATAAACAAATTAGCTTGATGGCTAAAAGTGATGATGTAGAGCAAAAATTAAGAGATGTTGACGGACGACTTACACCTTTAGAAACGACAGTCGAAAGCAATAAAGCTACACTTGATATTTTACCTACACAAATTGACAGTAAGGTATCTAAAGAAGATTATACGTTAGATAAAAACGGAATGGTTCAAAGATTAGATAATGCAGATAGCCAAAGAAAACAACTTTCAAATGAAATTACTGATAAAGTAACAATAACTAAATTTGAAAGTGGCATAACAGAGGCTAAAAATCATGCTAATAACATAAAAAAAGAAACAGAGAACTATACGGATAATCAAATCAACAACCTAGATGTCGGAAGTGAAAACTTACTTTTAGATAGCGAAAGAAGAAGTGACGGATCTAGTGGTGCAGGCTTTTCTTATATAAGATATTATTTATCGCACCCACTAGAGACAGGTAAAACTTATACTTTAAAAGCTGATATTGTTACTAATGACGAAAGACAAAGCGGACAAACTAGCGTTTATCCATATAACCCTTCAGGAATAAGAGATACAGTAGATATTAAAGACGGTCAAATTGCTTATACATTTATGGCACAATCTGAAAGTACAGAATTTTTTATTTATAAAGATGTAGCAGGTCAATCTAACGTCGATTTAAACGTAACAGTCGAAAAAGCTATCCTAGTTGAAGGCGATAAAGTTACAGGTTGGGCGCCAGCTAACGAAGATGTTAAAAAAGATATACAACAAGCCGAAACAAACGCTAAAGCATACACAGATGAATATAAACGATCTAATGACGTAGCTATGACTAAACTAGAAACATCAATCACTCAAAACGGCGATAAAATAGCATTAAAAGTTGATGAACAAAAGTTCAACGCTAGTCGAAAAACATTATCTCAAGTCATTTCAGAAATATCAGCCACAACTAAAGGGATAAATTTAAGTTACGATGAGAACGGTAATATCCAATCATACACAATGGATAAAAACGGTATTCAACTTAGAGGCGATAAAGTAGATATTACGGTTAATAAAGACTTTAACGTTGTAGCTAATCGTGTAAATGACAAAGTCGGTAAAGATGAAATTATCAACCGTTTGAATTTAAGTCCAGAAGGTTTAGATATTGATGTTAATAAAGTTGGTATACGTGGCGGTGGTAGTACGAATTATGTTGTAATTAAAGATGATGAGATTTCATTGTTCGGCTCATTCCAAAGAACATGGCGTAGTGGCACAGAAACTAATAACGTATATACACGAATGAAAGACGGTTATTTAAGATTTAGAAACAACGAGTATGACCGCTCAATATATATGTCTGACTTCGGTATATCAACATATATAGACGGTAACCCTTCTAGTGCATCAGGTACCTTAGCATTTTTTGATTACTCATATGACGATAATGCACGTGGCGTAACTTTACATTCAGGACTTGGCGTTGTAGCTATGCGTTCTGAAAATAATCGTGTTGTTATAGAGGCAGATAACACTGTAAATATCGGTAGTAATCAAAATAGTATTTACTTTAGACCAAACGCTAATTCACGTGTTGGTGTTAATGAATTTAGTATGTACGTTAAATTAAACGATACAGCGGCAGATACAGACGGTGTAATACTATACGGGGAAATATACGACACAAAAGGTTTAGCAGGCTCTGGTATAAGATTTAAGAAAAAAGGAATACGTGGAGAAAGTAGCGGAGATTATGAGCCGATAGTATATGCTACTGATAATCAAGGTAATATTGGTACTGGTAGTTTCTACGCAAATAATTTTTATGGCGATTTAGCAGCAAAAAATGATTTTGCTTATGTCAGAACTAATAAAGATGGGCGTTTGCGTATTACTGACTTTAAAGGGTATAACAACGGAAATCCTACCTATACCGATTTACAGTGTCATGATATTCAAGCTGAATCTATTCGATTAAATTCAAATGACAATTTTTATGTCGGCGTGTCTACTGGAGAATTACGAGTAACAAACAACTTAAAGTATAACGGTGGAGATACTGGTTACAAACCAGTTAGAGCCTCAGCCTTTAACAACGCATCACTTGAGCAATATAAAACAGATATTAAGAAATGGGATTATGACGCTTTAACTGTCATTGCTAATGATTTAGATCTTTATCAATTCAAATATAAAAATGAAGAAGGTAAAGAGAAAGGATTAAATCATAGAGGAGTTGTTATTGGTAGAGATTATAAAACACCTGATGAATTTATTTATGGTGATGGCGTTAATCTTTATGAAATGGTTACATGGTCACTTAGAGCAATACAACAATTAAACGAAAAAATAAATAAACTGGAGGAACAATTAAATGAACAACCAATTACAAGCTAATCCAAATTATGTCATTGAGGAATTAGTTACTCAAAACGCTAAACTTTCACAAGAAAATGCAATGTTAAGAGCAGTAATTAGAGAGCAATCAGAACAAGAAAATAAAGATACTGTAAGTGCTGAAGGAGAGTAACCTTTAGCACTATTTTTATACCAAATTTTAGGAGGAAACTATCATGGCAAATGAAATCGTAAAAAACACAGAAAGTTATATCTTAGTACAAGTGAATGAAAAAGGAGAAGAAGCTGTTTTAGATAATGACTTTAGAGGTCAATTCTACCCAACTAATAATGTGAATATCGCAACTAAATTTGATGATTTAGATAAAGTTAAAGCGCTTGCTAGTCGTTTAAATAGTCTAAATGGATTAAATTATGAGTTCGGTATTATTAGTGAAAAAGTGACAGTTAAACCAGTAAAGTTATCAACTTCACTAGAGTACGTGGAAGAAACAACTGAAACTAACGCAGAATAGAGGTGCAAGAATGGAGGGTAGTCAAGGACGCGATTATGAAACAAGAATAAAACGGTTAGAAGATAATGATGAAAAGATATTCGCATCTTTGGAGCAAATAAAAGATGGACAACATAATCAAGAACTAATCAACCAAAAAATGAATTTCACTCTAGACAGTATAAATAGAGAACGAGAAATTGATAAAGAAAATAAAAGAGAAAATCGTAAAAACATCAAAGAGATGAAACGTTTAATGTTAGGTATGGGTTTTTCAGTGGCAGGTTCTATTATTTTTGCCATTATCAGAATGATATTCGGCATATAAGGAGGTGATTGATATGTTTAAACTATTTGCAAAAGCTAGTTTCTGGACTTGTTATTGGTTTGGTAAATGTAAATAAAATTAATTTAAGTCGGCACTTATGTGTCGGCTTTTTATTTTGAATAAGGAGTGGAAGAGATGGAAAGTATCATTGCATTTGCAACAGTAATTTCAGTTATCACAATCGCATTAACACAATTGGTTAAGCAAGCTGGCGTACCTAAAAATATTGTACCTTTAATAGCTATTGGTATAGGTATCGTTTTAGGTGGTATTACAGCGTTTATCCCTGAACTTGTTACTGAATTATCAATCGGCGGTCGGTTGCTTGCTGGCTTAATAAGTGGACTAATGGCTACTGGTATTTGGGAAACTGTAAGAACACGTACAGGATCAACTAAAGATAAAAATAATAAAATTGGTGGAGGTCGTGCATAATGGCAGAAAAATGGAATGGCGTTCCCGTTAAATATGATTTTTTACCGATTGGAACACGTAGAAGTGGGCAAGCGTTAACAAGTAAAAAACCATTGTTTGCGGTTGCACATGATACAGGTAATCCTGAAACAACAGCACAAACAAACGTGAATTATTATAAAAATACGTATATGATTGATTGGTCAATCGTCGCAAGCGCTCATATTTTTGTTGATGATAAAGAATGTATTGTCTGTATTCCAGTTACCGAAAAAGCATGGCATGTTTTATACAATACACCGACAGACAATCAATGGTATAACGCCGATGCAAATGATGTAGCGTTTGGCGTGGAAGGTAGTTACTTCCCTAGTAGTCAAAAACGTTCTCGTAAGTCATTAGATAATATGGCACGTGTATTAGCTTATTTATGTAACTATTGGGGTATTGATTACAAAACAGAAGTGCCGGGACACCAAGACATTCAAGATGATAAAATTGATCCCGGAAACTTATTAGAGGCTTGCGGATATTCACGAAACGTTAAGCATTTAGATAAACAGATTGCTAAATATATTAATGGCGTTAAACCTGCACCAAGCAAGAAATTATCAACGAAAACAAGCAAAAAGCCGACACCTTCGCCACAAAGTGTGGTTAAGTATAAACAAGCAATTGAATACATGCACAGCTTGAAAGGTCAGTTTGTAGACTTTGATAAAATGTATGCTTATCAATGCGCAGATTTGAGTGTAGACTTCATATATCACGTTACCGGTGGCGTAAGATTTTATGGTAATGCCAAAGAATTGCATACTTTAAATGCTATGCCTAAAGGTTGGAAAGTGGTTAAAAATACAAGGAATTATGTTCCTCCTATTTGCGCTATTGCAGTGTATACTGAAGGTATTTACAGAGAATGGGGGCATACAGGCTTAGTTTGGGACAATTCAGGTGGTACAAATACATTCACAATCTTAGAGCAAAACTATGATGGAAATGCCAATACACCAGCTAAATTGCGTGAAGATGATTATACAGGCTTAACACATTTCATTGTGCCAGACTTTGCTGATGATAGCGTAGATCTAACAGATATTAAAGAAGTTAAAGCGACAAAACGTCAATCTAACAGTTCAATTACAGTAAACAAAAAGCCGCCTAAAAAATTAACTTGGAGTAATCAACCATATTTCAAAGCAATTGCTGATAACGCAGGTGTCACTATTTGTAGACCTAACCACAATAATGTGATGGTTACAACAAATGAAGAATATAAACCGGGCGACGTATTCTATGTATATGAAATTCGTGATGGTTGGGCTAGAGTATACAGTGCTAGTAATAACGGTTTTGTATGGTATGAACGTCTTATCGTTAAAAATATTTATAAAACTTCAGGTGGAAGTAAATTAGCGAATAAACCGAATAAACAAATAGTCAATCAGAAAAATAAACTAGATAGCACTACTGGCTTAAAAGTTGGTAACATTCCGCCTAAAACGATGAAGAAATCATCTAAAGCTAAATTTAGAGCAAGAGTTGACCATTACGGAGCCACTTTAGTGAAGTTTAAAGGTAAGGAATGGTATACGACGAACGACGTATATAGAGCGGGATATAATCAATTCTATGTATTTGAAGTTAAAGACGGTTGGTGTCGTGTTTATTCTAAAAATAACAATGGTTATATTTGGCATGAACGTTTAAGAATTACAAAAGTGTATTAA